CTCCTTGTCTTCAAGGAGCGGAAAGCGCTCGTATGCCTCGGCTTCGTTGATCAGTGCGGGGAGGGGAGTGGCTTCAACCATGTTCAGCTCACCGCTTTGGAGTTGTCCGCATCATCGGCGTATCCCGGGACAGTCTGCTCGAAGTAAGCATTAACTTTTCCGAACAGAGTAATAATCAATTCGCCTGTATTGATGACGACGGATGGTCCGCCAAGAAGTCGGTCAATCGGAATGTTGGTTTCAACGAAGGTCGTGACGATGTGTTTATGATCGTCAACCCGCCGAACTGCTGTGAAAACTTGGTGCAAATCGAGGTCTGGCATCTCGATAGTCCTCGTGGCCTCATCTTTCTTGCCTTTGTCGAGGATGTACTTGATGGCATTGCCAATCGCCTGATCAGCGATCCCAAAAGCGTGCGAAGCTTGGAAGCCTAGTCCAATCAGCTTTGATGCAATTTCTATCCAGAGCAGTCGGGAATAGTCATATCGACGCTTCCCTTGTTTGCCTGGCGCGTCGACAGCCGGCGCCACAAGCTTGCGGTTAGCCCAGTTTTGAAGATCCGAGTTGTTGACGCCAGTGATGGCTACAACGTCGGCATGTGTAAAATGGGCTTCCTGGTCACGCAGGAGATTGATTACCCCGATAACTGCAGACATTCTCTCGACTCCAACATCAAGTGATATTGAACTTGGGTCAGTTCGGGACCAAAGTCAACTGACATTGGATCCGTATTGCGGTCTATCGGTGCTGGGCCTATTCCTCGGCGCCAGGCGGCCGCTTCAAGCGTTCGATATCTGACCTCCGTATGGTGAGCGGAGATGTCTTCCCATTCATCTTGTGGGCGGGAATAATGCCCTTGGCGTACCATCGGCGGGCGGTGCTTTCACTGACACCCAAAGCCCGGCCGATGAGTTTGGCCCCGCGGATCATGCGGTCATTGTTCATCCCGGAGGTACCCCTCACATACGCCCCGGGCGTACTGATCAATCTTGTTCAGGAACAGGATCGTCGGGGCCACAGGGACAGGGTAGCCGCGAGCGAAGAGGTCGGAGTAATTGAACTTCAAGCCATCCGTCGGCTTGACAGCCACGACGCGGGCCTCTTCTCCACCGTAGTGGATCAGCATGGTCCAGGCAGGTTCCTTGAACAACTCGCCAGGATCACGAGGGCTGTCGCCCTGCCCGTCCCATCCCTCGCCGATGTAGGTCCACTTCTGAGCGGCCTTGTAGGCGCTCTCTACATCAACGCCCTTCCGCACTAGGGGAGCGGCGGCGGCGAGAGAGAGGACCGTGCGCAGGGTCAGCAGGCGGGGAACGCCCGGCTTGTCCGGCATGAAGCTGGCATCCAGGCTATGGAGCTTGATCCGGTCCCGCTGAAACCACATGCGCATGGTGCCTGCCTCAGTAGTCGAGGCTACGGCTGCAACGGAGATCGGGAACAACGGAGTGTCCCAGTTACGAGGGTCTTTGAGATCTATCGTCATGAGAGCCTTATACACCTGTCTAAGGACAACTTGCAACAAGTGTTTAAGGTTCCCTGTGGACAACTCAGGGCAGGAGCTCCCTAAGGTCGGCTTTGATGCTGGCGATAAGACGAAGGTCGCGCTGATCCGACCAGTCGGATTTATCAAAGTAGTGATCGAGCAGTTCGAGCTTCACGAACACGTAGTGAGCACAGAGCGCAGGCGTTGCCCAGATCGCTTGCGCCAACTCGCTCTCCTTGTCTCCGAGAGACTCCATTTCCTCGTCGGTTAGATCATCCGGCATATTCGTTTTGCCCCTGACCCAAAGCCATTCCCCATAGAGCTTCTGGAAAGCTCCAAAGGCCTGGGTCTCGCTGTCAGACAGCCGAACATCCTTGAGCACTCCGGACAGCTGCTTGGCTTGTTCCGTGACGTCAGAAATCTTCCGGCTCCGCTGGCTCGAGGGGCGGCGGGTAATAGCTTCCTGTTCGCTGACCATCTTCATGGCGCGGTCTCCGTCTCATCGGGTTTGCGTGTATCACTTACTCAGTGTATCACTTTGGATAATCCTTTATTTATCTTGAGTCAATGATGAAAGTGATACAGTTTGGTCAAAGGCCTCGCTGATGCTATAGATGCCACTGCAACAGCAGAGGAGCAGTCGGCGTGGCACGGGAGAAGGAAATGGACACCAGAAAAATCGTGTCGCTACCTGCTGCACTGGCGAAGGCTATCGAGGATTTTCGCTTTGAGGAGCGGATCTCAACAGAGGCAGAGGCAATCCGACGGCTGATTGAAGCTGGCCTTGAGGCGCAGGGACGTAAGCCGGGATCGGCGCCGAAGAAGAAATAACTGAAGCAATTCGTTAAGGACACAGTTGGGGGCAAGCAGTGAGCGACGAAGAATCCAAAGCGCTGGAATTGCGCAACCAGACTCTTGCTGATGCTTCGCATACTCACCACCGAGACGGGCTACAAAGGCTTTTCGAGTCCGTCATTACGTTCAGCACAGAGGCATTAAAGGCGGCAGCCTTAATCAATGGTGGCGCCGCAGCAGGTACCCTTGCTTTCATAAGCCAAGCGCTTCAGACGAAGCCGCAGCTGGCTGTCGCGTTGGTTGGACCTATCAAGTGCTTCGGCTGGGGGCTTTTCTTCGCTGTATTAGCTACGGGTGTCGCTTACTTCTCACAAGCGTGTTTCGCCACAAGCTGGAGCAGGGACGAGTATATCAATGAGCATCCCTACATCCTTGAGACGAAAGCTACCAACAATTGGCGCGATGCAGGTATTTCGTTTCAAGTCTTAGCAATCGCTCTGATCTTCCTTGCATATATCCTTGCCCTGTACGGCTTCTATCTAGCAGCAAACGTCCTAGAAAAGTCAGTTCTATGATCAGCATGACAACTGCTGACTGGGCTCTTGTGGTCAGCCTTCTCTCATTCGCTGTCTCGCTCGCCGGCTTCATCTGGAATATCTGGTCGAAATTCATCTACCCAAAGCCAAGAGTAGTAGTCGGCTTCGCAGTAATGGAGGCATGGGGAGATGGTGGGAAACAGGGGACAGCTTTAGGCCTCCATGCAGTAAACCATGGGCCTATCGAGGTCACATTAAAGAGCGCTGTCTGCCGATATGAACTCGGGCTCTTCAAATGGCAGTATGCACTTATGAACGCGCTTGATCGCTGGCCCGCACCAGTGAACACCACGAGCGGTATCTTCAGTGGAGGCTTGCCGAAAAAGCTCGTAGTCGGAGAGGAATTCTCTGTCTACTTCCTTCATCCCCATCCGGTCTTCCAGGAGCGACCTATTGTTGATGTTGGCTTCACCGACAACTTCGGCCGCCACCATTGGGCACCAAGGAAGAGCGTCATGAAGGTAAGACGAAGCCATATCCTGCCGGCAGGATAACGCGATCCGTAGGATTTTGCAGCCTGAGTTACTTTCCCTCAATCCGCCAGAGCACCACCCTCAAACCCAAACGTCATAAGGGGTTGAGGGTAGTGAATCCATTTTGAGGAAACCACCTCTGCACACCGAAACGCCGGTCAGCCTTCCGAGCGATCTCGGACTTCAATGCTTGACTCTCAACGCCTGTTGCACTGGTGTATCGGCTCGCCGTCCCCTAGGAATAGAGCCTCCATGCCAGCCACTAAGGACAAGCAGGAACCTGAAAAGACCTGCTTCATCATCATGCCTATCTCCGCTCAGGCCGAATATGCGGTGGACCATTTCGGGCAGGTTTATGATTACCTGATCAAGCCCGCAGTCACTGAGGCCGGCTACAAACCTGTCCAAGCTGATGAGGTGCGGTCCGCAAATCTCATTCATCTCGATATCCTTCGTCATCTGCTCAATGCCGACTTAGCCCTCTGTGACCTGAGTTCACTAAATCCAAATGTGATGTTTGAGCTTGGTATTAGGCAAGCCTTCGACAAACCGGTTGTTCTGATTAAGGACACGCTCACCCGTAGTCCTTTTGACATCTCGCCAATTCGATATGCCGAGTATGATGCCGCCCTGTCCTATCAAGGGGTGATCGCAGCCCGCGAGGAGTTGAAAGCAGCCATCACGGAAACTGTGCAAGGATCATCGGCCGGAGAAGTAAACTCGATTGTCCGGCTGCTCGGACTGCAGGCAGCAGCAATGGTCAAATCAGAAGAGAGGCCAGAAGATGCCCGAATCAGTTTGATCGAGCAGAACCTAGAGAAAATTTCTGATGAAGTTTCCAAGGTTGCTCGAGCAATGAATCGGCTGACGACACTAAGTCAGTCTAGCCCGGGTGGTGCAGTTTCGTTGAGTACGCTGAGTCGCCTTGGGCAAGCATTTTCAGAGGGTGCGGTCATCAAACAAGGGAGGGCTTTACGTATCCCTGATGAAGTCGCGACAAAGCCCCAGGGTCTAGCAGGATTGTTTGTGGACGACGATGAAACTAAATAGCGGCGCAGTTCATGTAGACGCTGTTGTAGAACACCTACTCGTCAGAAAAGGCCGGGCAGCCTTGCGAGCTGATCCCAGCCTTTTGGAAACTTCTCCAAAAACCTGCGGCATCTAAAGCAAATGACCCTGACTGGCCCGCTTTACTACGCTTGGTGTTGTGCCCTCTCTGCCTTGCTCTTAGTTCGGGAGGCTTACCCATCAGGCCAAGTGAATGTCTCGGGCAATCATGAGGATCTGGTGCTTCAGCATCTCTGAGCGGTGCAGCTCATCCAAATTTTTCCTGAGTGTCTGGGTGAGGAAACTGTGCAGGATGTCGATGGTAACACGCTCATAGAAAAGGGCCGCTCTAAGGGCGGCCCTGAAGTGCGACGATGCAGAAGCACTCTTATGAGCACTTCTTGGAGATCATAGATTTGCGAACCGCCTCCTGCTCACCTTTGAGGCGCGCGATCTCAGGAGCAATGTTGTCTCCACTTAGAGACGACACCGGCAGGCCAATCAATATCACCCCGGCAATGTCGTTACCCCTGGCCTGTTCCTGCTGCGTAGAAGCCGTCGATAAAGCCGCTGAGAGACGCTGGCTCTCCTCACCAAGCTGTCGGCACGACCAGCTCTGATAGCCGACCTCACTAACATACGAGGCTGAGATGCTGTCCGGGTGCTTCGCGCACCCAACAAGAGCGGATGCTGCCGCAACGCAGATAATTGTAATAGTCTTCATTTTGCCCCCTTAACGTGAACGGTCAAAGCACCATCCCGACTAGGGGGTGTCAATCTGACACTAGGTCTAGATTCACAACGTATGGCCATCTACCTTAACAGCCCCAGCCTCTCGGCGAGGCTCACTTCACGCCCTTGATTGCCTTCCAAAAGTTCTCGCGGATCTCGTCGCGATGCCTGTAAACATACCATGCGACAAACGGGAAACTGACAAACAGTAGTGCAATCAAGCAATACAGGGGAAACTGGATCGGGTTCGCATCTATGGTGATCCAGTAACCTGATCCTGAGCGGCGGTAGACCCAAATCCTTGCTTCGCTGAAGGCACTCCACAGGAGACCAGCTCCATAAATGGGGCCGACAACAATGAAAATAACAGCGCCCAGCACTACCCAGAAACGTCTGATAAGCTCCATGGCGCTCGCGATTTTGCCCTCGTACTAAGACTTCACAGTCTGGCTCTTAGTTGTAGCAAATCCTGTCTCTGCTTCAACTACCCAGGCCGCTCGGCAGGCCTCTTTGATTGCAGCAGCGAAACGACTGGTCATTATGCGAACCTTGGTGGAAACTTCTCTGAAAACCTGCGGCATCGTGCTCTGAACTGAGGCGCCGGCCCGTAATCGAATGGATCCGGACTTTTGCCCCCCACAGGATCAGAGGGCTGAGCATCAGATCGGCCAATCCGCCGGCTCAGAAGCGGAAAGCCATGTAACGAGGCGATCATATTGCCATTCACGCTCGGCAATCCATGCGCGAGCAGCAGCAGCCGCGTCAGCATTTGGTTCTTCTATTTTTGCTCGATATCTTGCTGCCAATCCTCCCGTGGAGGATGTTAAGGCATCACCCTTGGAAGGCAGAGCCCACCAAACAGCGCTGGCCGCATCTCCGCCGAGCGACAGGGTTCCGAGGTCGAATGCGCTACTCTGGCCTCGAGCGAAAAGCCGGATCTGATTGATCGCATGCCTCAATCTGCCATCAACAGTATATTTCGCGTCAATGAATTGAAGGGTGTGGGCGCAACAGTCGGCACCAAAGAGCCGGCAGCACCGGAGAATATCTGGATTGATTGCGCACATGTACCCTGCGATGCAAAGCACAGCATCGAATTCGACACCGGCCGCACGCATCTGAGCCATTGACTTTGGATTGTTTCCCCAGGCAGCAGATCCGCCTAGAGCGGCCACGACTCTCGTACGGTCATAATGGCTTGGCATCCAGGCCGTGAATTGATGATATGTCAGTGTCAAAAGCGACATAATTAAATTGGCCTCTCCTCAAATCATCAGGAAGCCCAAGGGGCGAGCCTCGGCGTCCTCGTAGATGGATGGGCCGCCGCCGCCCGCGTCAGCACGGCCGATCGCCATGCCAGCGGCCACGACAGCATCGATGGCCTGTGTGCTCTTGCGTTTCGACAGGTACGGCAGGCCTGTATCGCCGTAGATCGGCACCGCGTTCTGCACGCACCAGCGCAGGATCGGACTGCCGCCATGACGGAAGCGGCGGGCAATGATCGCCTTCTGCAATTCGTTGTAGTACGGCCCCATGATCAGAGGCTTCTGAGGGCATTCGACGGCCGGCAGATCATCCGCGATCAGGTTGCCCATGATCTTCGCTGCGAACTTCGGATCGAAGGCGATCTCACGCACGTCGTAGGTGGCATACAGCTCGCGGATCTTGGCCTCGATCACTCCATCATCGATCAGGTCGCCGGGGATGACGGTCAGATGGCCTTCGTCCTTCCACTGCTGCCAGGGAACGTCCGGCAATTCCTGTGAGCGGCGCTTGAAGGCAGTTTCGGGTATGAAGCACCAGCACAGGACATCGAAGCCGCCCTTGCGGTCAGGGAAAGCCGCCACGATGGCCGTCAGGTCATAGCTCTTCGACATGTCGACGGCGATGAAGCATTCCCGCTCCTCGAGACCGTCCTCGTCGATTGGCGCGCTGGCCTCGTCATAGATCGACATCTCGATCCATCCGGCCGCGCTGCCATCGGCCCAGACATTGAGATGGGTCTGCTTGAATCCTTCCCGAAGCTTCGGAAGCTCCCGTGCGAGGCGCGCCTCAGAGCGCAGTTCGTCCAGATCAGGGAATCCTTCGTCAAGGCCGGGGTTGACCAGGCGCCAGAGTTCTTCATCGTCCCAATTGGCCTTGGCATCCGCCTGGAACAGGATCGGCAGGAAGGAAGGATCTTTCGTCGGGTCGTTGTGGCAGCGGAGGGCATACTGGAACAGATCCCAGCAAATCCCTTCCGGTCGCTCGCCTGCCGTGGTGATGACGATGGTGAGAGAGCCGGGCGTCTTCGAGGCCCCGGTCTTCAAGGCATTCCAGAGGCTGAAGCCGCGCCACACGTGGAGCTCGTCTGCCAGCACGAAGGAGGGTGTCTTGCCGTGCTGCGCATCACCGTCGGCAGAGATGGCGACATAGTTGCTCCGGCTCTTCTTGTGCTCGATCCGGTTCTTGGTGTCTCGGAGACGGGTAGCATCCAGCAGCCGCGGATCGGCACGAATCATGTCGGATGCCTCATCGAAGGCGAGGCGAGCCTGTGTCCTGTCGCTGGCGGCCGAGACCACCTGACCGCCCGGGCGCTGCTCGGGCCCGATGGTATGGCCAAGGGCAAGGACTGACGCGAGCGTGGTCTTTCGGGCACCGCGAGGCAGGAGGGCGAAGACGGTCTTCACCTGGCGCTTGCCGTTCTCATCGGACGGTCCATAGATCCGCTCAATGATGCGGCGCTGCCACTTGGACTTGAGTGGGCGATTGTCGTCGCCATCAGCCTTCGGATGCTGCAACAGGTCTGCGAACTGGAGCATGCGAGCGGCGCGGCCGTGAGGATCAGGGATCGGGGTGTCGTCAAATACCCAGGTTGGAATAAGGGTCGTCATAGCCCTCTTCTCCCTCGGGTGGTTTGTCGGCCTTCATGCGCGAGGCGGGCGTGAGACCCAGCTCCGCAGCGAGGCGGCGTTGTTCTGTCAGGGCCTGGAACATGGTCTGAAAGGCTGGATGCCGCTTGGCACCCTTCTCGCTCTCCAGGAGATCACCTTCCCGGGCGATGGCTGCCTGAGAGCGGCGAACGGTCCCGGCCGCGAGGCAGTAGGCCTCAACCGTGCCCATGTCGGTGTCAGTGAGAACCTTGCGCTTGATGAGGCTGGGGAGGATCCGCTTCCACTCTTCCTTGGCCTCGTCGGGCAGCCAGGCAGGTGGACGCGGAACCTTGGACAGGCCGCCCTCGATCGCGAGCAGGTTCGGTTTGCGGCCGCGCATCACACAGCCCTCTTTCGACCGAACCCGCCCTCAGAGCGGGCGGCCTTTCGAGAATTGCAGGAGCGATTGTACGGCTGCCAGTTGGATCGGCTCCAGAACAGGCGCTTATCGCCTTTGTGGGCCTCGATGTGGTCGACCATATCGGCTTTCCGGCCGCAGCCGCAGACACAGAGAGGATTGCCGAGACCTTCAAGGTAGGCCCGGCTCTCTTTCTGCCATTTCGTATCGTAGCCGCGCTCTCTGGCGGACGGACGGCGCGCGTCGGCTTCCCTCCGTGCCTTGACCTTGCAGGCACAGAGTTCTCCGACCGTCACCACAGATCCGCAGCTACAGGTACGACGACGCATCAGGCCGCCACCGGACGCGATCCGCCTTTGCCAAGGACTGCGACCACTCCGAGCGGAGTGCCTGTGCCGTGCGTGCCGTTGAAGTCAGCCGTCACACGCACATAGCGCTTCTCACCGTTCTTCCCGTCGATGTAGCCAAAGCGATAGACATCAGCCGCAGCATGCGCCGTGCGCTGCGACTTCACGATGCCATTCGAGGCGACGACAGCGCCGGTGACGTTCGTCGGGTCTACCGCCTCCCAAGTCGTGCCATCGTCCGAATGCTCCATGATGAAGTCAATGCGGTTCGTGGCCGTGAAGGTGATGCCGCCGACACCCAGGTTGAGCAGGAAAGTCAGGCTTTCATAGCCGAGGCGGTCGACAGTCACACCAACCTGATCGGCGGTATAGACACCCGGGCCAATGGCGGGCAGGGCGTCAATGTCATAGTTTCTGCTGCGCATGTGGATCTCCTTATGCGGCTTGAGGCTGCCAGAGGGGGCGGCGGAGGATGGCCAGAGCCATGAGGCCGTTCGGCCCAATGTTGTCGATCGAACCCAACCGCACGAAACGCTTCATTCCATCTCGCCCGCCGATGTATTCGATGGTGGCCGTGAGAGGCTTATCAGTCGTGGTGATCTCGACCTTGCACACGTCTTCAGGGAAGACCGGACGGCCATTCACGATCGTGCCTGAGCCGCCGACAAAGCTGATGGGCACCTTGTGTGCGGCACCACGAGCGATCAGGCCGCTGTCGTCGACACCTGCCGGCTCTTCGCCATTATTGAACTTGGCGAGGTAGGCATCGAGATCGAAGTCCTCGCCGTGCTGAGCATAGAGCGCATCGATCTCCGCCTTCGTGAGGCCCAGCTCCGGATTGTCGCTGTGATAGACGACGAAGGTCGGGGTCTTGCCTGGGATTGCCGCTGTTGAAATGACGAAAGACAGGCTTTCAAATCCTGCCCTATCGATCCACTCACCAAACAGCATGGTCGGGGTGTAGGACTCGGTGCTGAAGGCAGGCAGAACCTTCATGGTCTTCGTGGTGTCGCGCATGATCCTGATCCTGTGAGAGAAGAGGGAAAGGGGGTCGGTTCAAACGACCCCCTATGAGGATCAGCTCGTGGCCATCTTCAGCTTGCGGATCGCCTCAGGACGAACCACGCCACCACCCACACGCTTACGGCCATGGAAACGCACGAGGCCTTCGGTCTGCACGCTGTAGGGATCGCGGAGGATCGACAGGCCCACACGGTCATAAATGCGGTAGGCCGAGCCGAAATCGCCGTACGCGATCGGGAAGGCATTGGCCTCCACGTCACCCATATCGACAGCCTCGACCACCGGACGGCCCAGGAGGGTTGCGGGCTGGCCTTCGGCAAGGCTCTCCTGCCAGAGGTAGCGGCCTTGCGAGTCCTTCATCAGACGAACAGCCGCAATGCTGGTGCCGTTCAGCAGCCAGGAGCCGCGGTTCCGGTAGAAGGCCGGGAGGTCGTACATCACCTTGATGAGCGAGTCCGGAGACAGGTTCGTTGCATGGCCGTTCAGCACGGTCGGCACGCTCGGATCCGCCATGATACCAACGGGCTTCTTCACGCCGTCGCCATTGACGAAGGCCACGCCCTCAAGGCGGCCGAATTCCTCGGCAAAGTCGAAGGCGAGCTCCGCCGCGATATCGACCGCAGCATCTTCCAACAGCCAGTTCGACACGTCGACATAAGCCGCGATCTCGTGCTGCGGGATCTCGATCTGACCATAGGCAGGTTCGGTCTTCGGGCGGGTCTCGATCTCGCCAACCCACTTCGCCGTCATGCGGCCGGTGCGCTTCGGAAGGATCACGGCGCCGGCAGAGGTGTCACCCACGCGGGCGGCCTGACGGATCGGGGAGAACTCCACCAGATCGCGCTGGATCTCGGCCACGAACTGATCGGGCGCCAGGTAGCCGCCGGCGGTGTCGTCAGCCACGCGCAGGGCCTTCGTCTCGTCTGCCGTCAGAGCCTCACGGCCCTTGCGTGTGAACGTCTCGAAGGCCTTCACCTCGGCTTCGTTCTCGGCCTTGCTCTCGGAGCTGCCCGGGCGATTGAGCTTCATTTCCAGCTCGTCGGCACGCTCCTTGGCAGCCTTTACCTCGTTCTGCAGGCCGGACATCTTCTCTTCGAAGGTGGACTGCAAGGCTGCAATGGCGGCCGGAACGTCGTCCGGGTTGCCTTCTTCCTTGATCTCGAGTGCCGCGCTTTTGGTTTCGAGCGCTAGGAGGGAAACCGCGCCCAGGAGCGCCGAGGTAGGTAAGTGCTTCATGTGATCCTCACAGTGAGCGAAGCGCCGACGTGGCGCGGTTCAGAGCGGCGACGATTTGTCGGGCTCGCTCGGTGGCTTGCTCGCCCTTGACCGCTGAAACGGTCGCATCGGGCAGCATGGGGAATGTCACGATGGAGATCTCCCGAAGGTCCACTTCCTCGAGGTAGCGAATGCTCTTCTGGCGATCGTAGGAATCCTTCAGGGTCCGGTAGCCGATGCTGAGGCCATCCAGAGCGCCTTCCTTCATCAGGACGTAGGTCTCGGAACCCCGCGCGGTCTCGCGGATCACGCGGCCCTTCACGTGCAGGCCTCGGCTGTCCTCGGAGAGAGCCGTCCACACGCCAATCGGGTCGGAGGTGTCGTGCTGGCGAAGCATCTTGATCTTGCCGGCCGGGCGAACCGTCAGGGACTTCGTGAAGGCACCCTTGCGCACGACATCGCGGCCGAGATCCATCCGATCCCACACGCTGGCGTAGCCTTCGAACTCGCCCCCGTCAGAGACGCCCTTCGTGTCCAGCTCCAGCGTGAAGCCTGTCTCAATCTTCATTGTTGCCCTCGCTGGGATCGGCTGATTTTTCAGCCGGTGTCACGTTCGGATTGATGAACTCGTCACCGCCCTCGTATGGCGGGCGGTTTTCAGCCGCGCGGGCCTCATTCGGATTGATCACGCGGGCGGCAATGAGCTTCTGATAGGACTCGGCGCGCTTGCTGAGATCGGCACGCGCCAGATCGTCCGTCAGGAACTCCGCGAAGTAGGTCGGGCGCTCGTCCTTCGTGAAGACGGCGCGCCGAATTGCGCCTTCCCATTGTTTGATCCACGGCATGAGCGTGAACGTCAGGAAGAGCCGGCCCATCTCCTCGGAATTCGACCAGGTGGCGCGCCCCAACTCCATCAACATGTGCGGAGGGACGCGGAAGGCACGGGCAATCTCTTCGATCTGGAACTTGCGCAGCTCCAAAAATTGCATGTCGACGCTGTTGAAGCTCAGAGGCTGGAAATCCATGTCCTCTTCGAGGATGGCGGTCTCGCCACTAGCCTGGCCTGCATGCCGCTGGCCCCAGCCATACCGAAGGCGCTCAATGGCCTCCAAGTTTAGGCGGCCCTTGACCTTCAGGACACCACTCGGGCGGCCGCCATTGCCGAAGAGGCGAGCGGCGTGACCCTCCTGAGAGGCGGCAATGCCGATGGCCTCGGATGCGAGCTGAACGGCACCCTTGCCCACGAGGCCATCCGTCGACAGGCCGCGAATGTGAATGATCTGATCGATAGGGATAGGACGCTGACCACGCTTGCCCTCGTTCAGGAGGTAGCGTGGCACGCCGTTGTCGTTCTGGATGGTGACGGTGCCGGGATCGAGGCGGATGATCTCCCGGGGCTTGCCGCCGACCTTGTTCACGAACCCGTAGCCGTTGCCCTTGATCAGGGCATCCACCTGGAGCTGAAGCTTCAGGTCATACGCGCTCTGCCAGTCGTTCGCGTCGTCGTGGAGGAGGGCATAGGCCGGATGGTCCGTTGCCCGCTCTTTCGAGCCGTTCGGGCCGCGCTCGTAGGTGATGATGGGGAGCTGCGCAATGGCCTCGGAGATGGCGCGGACGGCACAGGCTACCGCAGGAACCTTCAGGGCGCTCTCACCACCGACCGCAACCCCGGCAGCAGTGACAGCACCACCACCGAACAGGGAAAGAAGCATCTCGCTCGGGGAGGAAAGCTTCCAGTCTTTAGACTCCTGCTCATCGTCCTTCTTGCGGCGCCAGTTGAACATAAACTCTCCAAATCTGAAGAGATTATGAGCCAGAAGGCCTTATTTCTTAAGGGTTTGAGCCCCAGGAACTGCGGTCAACTTAAGCCAACTTCGGCCAACTTCGGACATGCTCAATTCTCGATTTGCTCAATTTCCGGAGTGTTCCACGTCGTGGACCCCGGATGGTCCCGGCCCCTATGGTCAAAGTTGGTGACCACCCCGGGGCTTTACACCGTCGGTGGAAACCTCTCCCGAGGCGCTGGCCGAGAGGTACCGCTGGAGGCCTCGATCCTCGTCGGTCTGGTCGCTCTCTGTCCGCCTCCTGTCGAAGGTCTTCGCCTCTTCAAGGCCCACGGGGATGCAGCGACCGACCCACTCAGCTTCGGTACCGCCAAGCGCACGGTAGGCATGGCGAGCGTGCTGCATCAGGGCATGGCGCAGGCTGTCGTCAACGATGGTGAGGATACGACGAGGCGTGTCGGGCTCATCCAACTTCGGAGGCCACACCACCAAGCCGTTCTTCGGAGTGCGAACAAGAGCGCAGCCCTGCAAGCCAAAGCCATTGGCCTCGCAGTCGAACCACGCCAGGACGATGAAGCCATGCTTGTTCGGCTTAGGACGAGTGACGCGCTTCAGTCCGGTGATGGTGATGGTGTTGTTGGGGTTCATGGTCTTACTCCTCGATACTGTTACTTTGGTGCATGACACATGACACTTCATGACGCATTTTCAGAATGATCCCCACACACGTGCGCACACGCGTAAGCGGGTTATACGGAAAACCTGTCATGATCTGTCATGTGTCATGGTCGAAGCGCGGAGCCGGCTTGAGACGGATGCCGGAGAAGCCTCGGCCGCTGTAGTTGCGGTACCGCTCTAGCCCTCTGCGCTGCATGTTCTCAGCGAAGGCCTTCTGCGTACCTGCTGCCTCGCCTGCACGCTCGGCGTAGGAGCGCCATGACTGGAACAGGACAGCGTTTGTTTCCGCCTTGTAGGTATTCCCCGGCTCGACCTCGCACTCTTCCTCAAGCCATTGGCCAAAGAGATCCTGAGCGCTGAAATATTCCTCTGTGGCCGCCACCACGCAGGCCGGACGTGTCAGTCCGCGCTTCTGCCAGTTAAGACAGCCTTCGATCATCCACCGCAGAATAGCCGGGTATTCCGCCTTCAGCTTTTCCTCTAACTGCCGATCAGGCTGTGCAGGCTTGCGTGTGAAGGGAACAATGTTGAATCGCCGCTTGGCAGCCTCGTCCACGTTGTGGAGCACAGGCTTATGGTTGCCGACGATGGTGAGCTTGAACTGCGGAGTGAAGGTAAAGAAATCCTGCCGCATGAACCGCGCAGTGATCGGATCGCCGCCCGTCATCTGCTTGATCCTGGCCTCAGCCCAAGCTCTGCCTTCCTCCGTCTCTGAGGCCGTCACAAGACGAGCGCCGCGCAACATGGCGAGATCGGTCGGGTGCTTGTCGCTCTTCGAGGCTGTGAAGGTGTCCATAGCGGCCGTAGAGACATAGGTGTTCAAGATACGGGTTAATGCATTCAGGAAGACGCTCTTGCCGTTCCCGCCATCGCCATGAATGAACACAAGGGCATGTTCTCGGGTATCTGCTGTCAACGCGTACCCACACCATTGCTGAAGGAATAGGATCAGGTCCGCATCTCCTCCGGTGGCCTCGTCAAGGAACTTCAGCCACAGCGGGCAATCGCCGCGAATGGAGGGAGTAACGGCCGTCGTCCGGGTAATCCCATCTGAGGGATCGCTAGACCGAATCTTCCCCGTTCGGAGATCCACTGTCCCGCCCGGCGTGCCTAGCAGCATTGGGTCTGCATCCCATGCTGTCATGTTGACGGCGAAAGCTGGATCCACGCGCGCAAAACGCTCAACGCCTGAGGCGAAGGAGGTCTTGCTCGTGATGTACCTCACCTTGTCTGGCTGCCCCGCACTCAAACGGCGCGCCAGCTCACGAGCCCACTGGAAGGCCAAGCCCATCCGGTTCGGCTGCCAAATGGCCCCATCCCACTCGAACCACGCTCCGGTGTCATGGCAGAAGCGCAGGCGGTCTGTATAGATCTCCGCGAACTGGCAGGCTGCGCTATCTTCGGTGATGATGTCCGTCTTAGGCTTAGGAGCTTTCTTCCGAGGACGGGAAGTCTCCTCGATCGGCGCAAGATCACCCCAGCGGCCCATGTCGATATCGTCCATGTCCAAGCCGTCCGATCTCAT